GTGTGATACTTGATACCCATGCTCCTAAGTTCCTTCTCAAGAGCTTTAATCTTTTCCTTTTCCAAAGCTTCCTCTCCTTCCTCATATGCACGATTCATAGCATCTGCGAAAATACATTTCTGCCAGTTAGCATCACAGTATGTCTTCATGTACCATTCTTTCTTTTTGAGATTAGGAAATGTTCGGATCACATCTTCACATGAGATGGATTCGTTTTTCTCATTCTCATAATATGGGCATAAAACATAGTGATTACTGTTCGGCATTGGCTACTCCTCTAAAATAAACTCTCTAATAAAGATGAAAGTCCATCATTGTCATTTGTGCTGTCTGTTCATCGACTAACTTTTTAGCCTTTCGGTATATGCCCGTATCACACTCAAAACCATATGCCTTTCTGCCTAAATGATGTGCAGCAATCAATGTACTTCCGCTTCCTGCGCATGGGTCTATTACAACCTCGCCCTCGTCTGTGAATATCTGTATCAGTTGTTTTAATAACGGCACCGGCTTCTGTGTTGGGTGTATCTTCGGTGTCTCGTTATCTCTCGGATAATTGAAGTAGTCAAATATCATCTTGCCGTTATTATTGAATTTCGGTAACTTGTCCCGATAAAAGACAAGTCCGTATTCTGTTGCTCCGACTATCCTCATATTCGCCTTCAGCACTTGCGCTGAATAGTCTTTGATGAAAGTTATCGGTATGCACCCGTTGAACCCATGACGCTTCGCCAGTTCCACAAGACCATGCTGTTGCTCCCATGCACAGAAGATAATCATGGCAGGTGCTTTACCTCGTTCCTTTGGCTCTTTAACAAGCATCTTTGAACAAAAGTGCATATACTCGGCAATATTGAAGTTTCCGTCCGTATTGAAGAAAGTCGACTTTGCCTTATCCGATTCTCCGTTCTTATTGTCCCCCCTTATGTACCATGTAGGATTTGAGCCATAAGCATCATCGCCAATGTTGTAGGGTATATCTGCTATCACAAGCTGTGCTTTTGGTATGTGATAGCTTTTGTAGTTTTGAAAATTATCGTGATATAGTTCAGGTCTATAGTTCCATTTTCTCAATGTCATCTTGTGTCACTCCTTCTATCGCATACTTGGCAAGCTGCCGTCCTATCTTCGGATGGATATTGCCATCTGCATCCACATGCACGGCTATCTTCTTGAGCATAGTTTCAGCACCGAGCTTATATGCACAGTCAATCATTTCTTCTATGCCTACTTCTCTTTTCATGGCTATCACTTCCTTCTCATGACATGAGCATTAGCCTCAAGCCAGGCATCCTCATCATTGATGTTCACAGAAGAATAATAATTATTTAATTTATTAGTTTTATTTTTATTCTTAATATTATTCCCCTGCTGTTCCCTTCGTGTCCTCTTCGTTGTTCTTTCATTGTTACCTTCGTCATTACTTTCATAGGTTTTGAAATCTTGGTAAGCATTGTAATTGCAGATGGTTACGATGAGTCCGTGTGTTACCTTCGTAGTTTCTATCATTGTTCCCCTTCGTGTTCCCTTCGTGTCCTCTTCGTGCGGATTTCGTAGCCACTCCAGGATTCCCCATATTTCTTTTCTTGAAGGAGTCTCTGTTCGGTATCCAACCTTATAGGAACATGCCTTTTGTATCTCCGGTATGGATGTAAATAGCTGTCCTCTTTTCAGATTTCCATAATCCGAATATTGAGCGTTAATCAGCAGATACATCCACACCTTCAAATACATAGGTGGCTTCTTCCAAATATCACTATTCTGAATTCCTTTGCTCAAAAGAATGTAGCCAGCCATTACTTCTCCTTACCAATGCCTACCTCTGCAATGTCTGTCAGCTTGTACAATGTCTCAATAACAAGGTTCATCTTGTCGATAACATCATTCTTATCCTTACCGGACACCTTCAGCTCGATGCTGTCATATCCAGGTCCGGACTCAAACAGTCTCAATATCATCTGCATTCTTACTATCTCCTTTCTTCTGTGGCTTAGATGTAACAGCCTTCTTTGGCTCCGGCATCTCTGTTACTTCCGGTTCTACATCGAATGGAAGGTCTCCTGCATCGAGATCCGCATTGAATACCGGTTTATCCTTTACAGTCTCAACATCTTCTACATCTACAGCCTCATCAGCCATCCTTGTATCCTCATCAGGAATTACAAATTCATCTGTATCAGCAAGTTCTTCCTTGAAGTTGAGAGTTACATCATCATTAGTCATAGCCTTGATAAATTCAGACTTAAGCGGAGCATACTTCAAAGCCTGTTTAATAACAGTCTTCTTTGCCATGCCTTCCCATGCGCTGTCCCAAGGAGAAGATGTTTTAGCTTTTGAATACTTCTCTCTGTGCTTATCAATATCCTCTCTGCTCATAACCTCAAAGCCATAGCCTCCGGATGTCAGCTTATATACCGCATATACCCAGACTATTTTGCCTCTGTCCTTCATTGCAGGTTTATGCTTCAGCTTTGGCTCAAGACCAAGCTCATATTCAAACTCATCATTCTCATAAACCACATGAGCCTCTATGGATTTGAACTCTCCTGATCTATGAGCAAGCTCTATCATCCCTCTGTACCCTAACTGGAACTGAGCCTCCTTAATCCAGATCCCTGTACCCTTATCCTTCCTGTTGTAAGGAATCAGATATGCCTGGCCAAGTGGTGTATTCGGTTCAAGTCCAAGAGCAGCTGCCTGAAGCATTGCGCCTATGAAAGATGCTGGTGTGCATGCTCCAAGATCCGGATTAAGTGTTACAGCTGTTGTTGCCATCCTGGTAAATCTCTCCGGTGTTATTGTGCTTGGAAGAGCCTTGGCAATAGCGTTCTGCGACTTATTAATCCAGTCCTTCATTGTCATCTGTGTCTCCTGCTTAGCAGGAACAGTAACTTTTTCATTCACATTTACACTTGTTTTCATCACTTTTTACCTCCTATTTTTTTAGTTCTAAAAACTCTGTAATTGCTTACCTTTGAATACTCCCGGTAAAGCTCCGGCTTTTCAGCCTTAAGCCTCTTCTCATCTATGCTCATCTTGCTTTGGTTATTCCAGGAAACTCCAACCTCATCTCCCAAACCAACCTCTGCTGTGCCAAGTCTGGCGCATATTTGAGATTTGACCCTCTCCTTCTTTTCCTCATAGTCCTTGGCAAGATCTGAAAAAGCTTTATAGTCCTTTACCAGGCTATCCAGTCCGGATATATGGATCTCACTATCCCTCCTTGCCTCCGGATATAACTCCTTCAATGTTGAAATGTCTGCTTCTCCTCCATCAGGTGAAGGCATCCTCCTTGGCACAACATAGTTCTGCCAGAAGTCCACCTCAGCGCTTCTCAGCGTTCTTATGAAGTCATCATCCCTTTCTATACAGTGCCAGTAGAATCCTCTTTGCAGCACCAGGAAGCCTATGTATATGCGGTCCCAGTTCATAACTGAGCAATAATGCTGGCACTGACAGTAGTAGTGGGATGGTATTTCTCCGGCCTCTATGTTGTAGCCATTGAAACTACCCATTGTTTTAGCCTCAAAGCCAGCGTTCTCGCCTACTACTCGCCTATCGATGTTCGCAAACAGGAAGTCATATTCATCATCGATGTAAAAGTAATTATCATTAACAACCTTCTTCCCCGATGATTCCATGAAGCGATCAGCCACATACTGTTCCAAGTCTCTGCCAAGTCTCATGGCCTCGTTATCCGTTGCTTCGCTTGACAGTCCTACCTTCCTGCTGTAAAGTGTTAGTAATCCTGAATAAGGATTCATGTTTACACATGTGGCGGCATCACTTCCGCCTATTCCTCTCTTTCTCATTTCCAACCATTCTGAGTGAGAGAGGTTTTTTATGTTCTCTAATTTCTTAGGCATTATCCGTTCCTCCTATTGGTTCATAAAAGTAATACCGCTTTGCAACATCTCTTTCGTGCTGAGCATTTACATTTAACTGCCGAGTGATTGATATCCTCTGGATGCCCAATGCTTCCGTTGCTTCCGTTACAGAGACATATTCATTAATCTCTTTGGTCTCTTTATCCAGGACCACAACTGGTCTGTTTCTTATTTCTCTGAGATCTTTCATGATACCAGTGCGGATTGCATGGTCAGTGTTTTCTTTTGGCATCACCCACTCAAGATTTTCGACTCGGTTATCTGTCTTTATTCCATTCTTGTGATTTATGTCTGGCTTATTGTCCGGATTCGCAATGAAGGCCATTGCCACAAGCCTGTGTACTTTCAACAGCTTTTTCTTTCCTTTGAAGCTTAGAGTGCAGACAGAATATCCTTTCGACAGCGACAGCTTCTTGTCTTTCATGTAGTTATGATGCTGCAAGCTCCGTACATGCCCATCGCTGCTGACTTGATAAAGGCCTTCCCATCCAGGCACATCCCTCCACTCAGTCTTCATCTTCTTCATCTTCCTCCTCTTCGTTATCGAACCACCAGTCTTCAAGCCATCTGATGATGTCTTCTTTTATCTTGTTGTCTTCCATGTCTCTATCCCCTTACCCACAGTGGTGCTGTGAATACAGCCATGAAGAAGGCTGTGTACAGCAGGAGCATTACTCCCATTTCTAACTTCTCTTTCATCTCAGGCCTCCCTTGCATACTCGATAAAGTCCTTCTGTGCATCGAGTCTCATCTGTTCTATCTCGGCATTCGCTCTGAGATCCTCTCTAAGCTCCTGCACCTTCTGTCTGCATCTTCTGATTGACTCAAAGCTCGGAAGCTCATCATTAAGCAGGATGTCTCTAAGCGGTGTCATGATGTCCACTCCGTAGAACCTCGTGTAGACTGTGCCTATAAGAACCCGGTCATTCTCTCTGGTCTTCGGAAATGACTCCAAGCACCACTCGACTTTATCCTGCATACGTTTCAGCTCTGTCATCTTTTATCCTCCTTATGATTTCATCCTGCTCCGGTTTCGCAAGTTCATACTTCAGCATCACTGACAGCTCCGCTATGTTCACTCCGAGGATCTCGGCAAGCTCGTTCTGTGTGATGCCCTGGTCAAGCAGGACTTTACGAATCCTTTTGTTTTTCCTTTTTACATCCACTACATGTCCTCCTTTCTGAATCAGATATTCTGTGATAGATCTCACACGCACTCGTTTCTATGTGTGTCCTCTCTCCAGTCTTAGAGCATGTTGCCCACTTCTTTCTCTCATCAATCTTGCCGAATCTATTCAGATCCCTTACGATGAACGGACAGTCTATGCAGTGTGCATACTCTCCTTCAAGCTCATGCTCCTCTACGATGTTCTCAGGCTCATTTTTTATTACCTGATAAAAAATCCAGAACGAAGATCCATCTCTTTCGAACTTCGGATTCAAGTCTGCAAGCTCAATCATTGCTTCATTAAACTCTGCAGCTGTATCATGTCCGTCTGTTCCATCGATGAATCTGCTCTGGAATATCTTTGTAGTCTTCATATCTCTTCAACCTCGTTTTCTTCGTAAAAAAATGTGCTTACCTCTTAAGGTAAACACACTCCCCTACTCGGAATAAAACTTCCTTTTAAATTGTGATTTTAGGAATAGTTTACCTAAGCTGATTATACTCAGCACAGAGTAAAATGCAATACCCTTTTATAAATAATTTTGAAATGTTATAATCCTTTTATGTATATAAAACCTATCTACTTAAGAATATTATGTGCGAGCCTACTCCTCTTGGCTGTAATCCTAAATCAAACCGCAAGGCACGATATAAAAGATGAGCAGACAGCGAAGTATATAACAAGAATCGCCAATGTCATTTTTGCATTAGCCATAGGTTTATACATTTATTTTGGTTCGATTCTTGGGAATAACGATGACTAATTGTTTCATATGAAACATTAAAAAAAGAGGCCGCTACCCAATACAGCCTCCCTTCGTGGATAATCAATTGAATTGTGAAATCATCACGAATTCAAATGACTTGCTATACCCACAACCATTATAACAGATGATTTGCAATTGCACAAGAAAAAGACCGCACATAGATGCGGTCCTTTTCCTTTTACGAAGTATTGAGTCTATGAAGATACAATTCATGGAATTGCAAATACAGTATATAACTATTCCAAAATCTTCGCTCCCCCTACTTTAGCTGAGATAGTCCATCGGATTAACAAGCTTGCCTTCCGAAGTCTCCACCCTGAAATCGAGATGTGGTCCTGTCGAAACACCTGTAGATCCGACTTTACCAACTTGTTGTCCTTGTCCTACTACATCGCCTTCATGGACATCCCACCATGACAGATGCTGATAGTATGTAATGGTTCCGTCATCGTGCTTAACCTTTACAGTCTTACCGCCAGCTCCATTCCATCCTGCAAAGATTACCGTACCACCATCAGCTGCGCCTACTGGTGTTCCTGCAGCAGCGCCAATATCTATTGCCGCATGCCAGGAAGATGCTCCTGCTGTCGGAGCGGATCTCGCACCATAGCCGGATGTGATAGTTCCCTGACATGGCCATATGTATTTGCCTGTGGACTTCAGCTTGTCTTTGTACTTGCCGCTGTAAGTTTTTATGTTCATTCTGTTGCGGTTCTTGTACAGCTTCTCAAAGTCAGCATTTGACAATCCAGCACGAACTAGAATCGTAGCCTCAGCGTTAATAAACTCTTCGTTATTGAGTCTGAACGCAACCTTCAAGTCTCTTGCCTTATTAGACTTATAACAAATTTCAGAAACCTCTTCTTCGGAATAATCGAGCAGCTCTTCCATGTAATGTCTCATTCTATCCTGGTCATACAGCTCTTCCTGAGACATCTCATCCTTGAAGGACTTCTTATAAGATGATGCTATCTTCTCCTTGATCTTGGCTCTGAACAGCTTTGTATCTCCTCCTGCATTCATATAGATAAGTTCAAGATGCTCAATGTAATCGAGGTTTCCTGCATCAAGCTCTTTGGTATAACCATCTGACAGAACATCCCATAGAGCCTCATCAAGTTCGCTTCCGGATAAGCCTTCTGCTTTTTCCTTAGCTTTCTTTTCAAGCTCTCTCAGTTTGTCTCGCTCTTCTTTCCTTGTCCTCTGTGTAGGATCTTTGCTCTCCTCTTTTCCATCTTCTGATTTCTTTGAGTCTGATGATGCAGCCTTCTTGGTGGATGAAACTTCCAGACCGAACTTACCGAACAGTGCATCAAGTGCTGAGCCTTCCTTTACAGTGATGGAATTATCGCCAGAGATAATTCTTCCAAATGCAGAATCCTTATCTACTACTGGTTCAGACTTCTTGTTATCTCCCACAAGGCTCTCAGGAAGCTGACCACCAAGAGCTTCAAAGATAGCTCTTCCATCTTTCATTATAGTCTTGACAGGAATTCCGGTCATATATCCAAGGCCACCAAAGAGATTTTGGTAGATATTCCACCAAGGAGTCTTGCTTCCTACGGCCAGTTTTTTGGTCATTTGGTTATAGCCATTTACGAAATTGGTTATACCCTGTGTGCCAAGATTCCATGCTTCATATCCTTCAAAGAGTGATGAGATATCCTTTGCCCAGTATATCTTGTTCCACAGCTTCAGCTCATCCTGGAAGTTAGCAATAGCATTGGCCCACCATGATGCGAAGAATGTTTTATCCTTATCATCATCTCCACCATCCGGACTCTTGCCTCTTACCGGACTCTTGCCTCTTAACGCATCCGCTATAGCAGCGGCAGCGGCAACAGCAGCAGCTTGCAGAACATATACGGACATTGTCTTGTTCATAATGCTTGCAGCTTCCTTCTTGTTGCCCTTCGCCCAGGCCTCTCTTGCTCTGATATATCCATCACGAACCATGTTGAATGTAAGAGTAGGCTCTGCCATGAAGGATGTTGCCATCTTAACGATGAAGCTCTTATCTCTCATCGCATGGGATCTGTGCATCGGAGAATCGACTACCTGTGTCAGGTCTACTATCTCACGCATCCTCTCATTACACTGATACCAAAACTCATCAGAGCCTTCGACAATGTCCGGATGTGTGTCCTTCATTTCTGCCTTGACCATCTGCCATATGGCTGTCCATGTTACATTATCGGCAGCACCATATGCCTGAGTCGCAAGATACTCCAGGAAGTTTCCTTCATTCATAATGATGTCTTCTATCTGCTTGCCCATATTGATATCGTAATATCCCCAAGATTTCCACTTGGCTATCGGACAATGCTCAAACATCTCTTTCATAGCACCACGCTCGATCTTAATACCCTTCAGATACTTCGGACTGATGACAGCAAAAGCTCTTGTGATAGCTGTTGGCTGCTGCAGGAGGACTCTGATATTAGCAAATACAGATGCCTTCTTCGCATTAGCAAGCTGTCCCTGAAGCATCTTCTCTATTCCTGTAACTCTACCTCTTGAAACATTGCCATTAAGATCCTTGATGAAACTCATTATGTAGTTTGTTGCCTTGCTTGAGTATGCATGCGCTAATATTTGGCCCAAAGACTGATCAGAAAATCTGCCCTCTGCAAGCTCTTTATATACATGCTTATTGTATACCTTCATAAAGTCATTCAGGGCCTTTGAATATGAATTGTATAGATTCATATTGTTGCAATGCTCTGTGACAACATCGAAGATATCTTCAATCATTATGGAATTCTTTGCATTTGGCTGAACAGCCTTTGTGAATCCAAAGTTTCTTATAGCCTGTTCTACATCTTCTCCTGTCCAGTCTCTTACAAGTGCGGCCTTGTCAGACTTGATTGGGAAGTAGTCCTTTTCCTCAAACAATCTGATACCTATTACATCCATCGAAGCTTCGTTGCCCCACTCTGCCATCTGATTTGCCATAAGCTGCTGAAGATCCTTTGCCATCTTCTTCTGCTCAGGAGTCAGCTGCTCGACAATCAGCTTGATATCTGCATCGGTAAGGATAAGAGATAGACCCCTATTGCTCTTCCTCTTCAGGTCTGTTTCCGTCTTTGCCTGGAATCCCACTGGAGCAACAACTACTCCTGCACCTACCATATGCTGATATGCCTGTGATCTGTTGGCAAGGCAAGCTACTGACATCATCTGTGCCGGAGTAAGCTTTATAGATCCATGTGTAAGATTGAACTCTACTTGAGATCTGCTTCTTCTCCACTCTTCAATTTGCTTAGCTCCGTATTTGTTGCTGCCCCTTCCTGTGTTGTGGTACTTGCCTGTTATATCTTGCATCCATTGTGTAAGCTGTTCTGTATTGCGGATGTATTTATCCTGCGCTCTCTCAAGCTCTTTCCACATAAGGCCAAGGCCTTCATTCTTTCTGTCTATCTGTCTGAACAGATATGCCGGAGTCATTTCATCCATGTTTATGATGCCATCCAGCCACCCTATAGGGCCTTCCCAATCATTGCCAGGGCCGAACTTCTCAGCGTGTTCAAGTGCAGATGCAGCCTGTGCATCTGCAATATCCTGCGCTTGCTGATTTCTTGCATTGATTCTTACATTCTTATATGTGTTGAATTCATGAACAAGAGCCTTGAGCAGATTGTCAATCTTCTTAAGTTCAGAGGCATTAAGTGCATCGAGAGTCTTCCCTTCTATGCTTGCTGAAGGATTGCTTGAGTCAAGTCCAAGCAGACTGTCAATGATGTCCGTAATAGAATCGTTCACATAGAAGTCATCAGTGCGGTTCTCTATGCTCTTGAGTGCTGTCCTCATAGCCTCAAGCTTAATAGTCTTCTGTGCCTTCCATCCGGTTCTCGCTTCTCTCCTCTTGCTTCCTACTGTCTGCAAGTCGAACGCTGCAAGAAGCTTTGCAAGGTCTTTCTTGTACTGTTCAGGAATATTGCTGTCAGCTGTGTTGGAAAGAAGCCTATCTGTCAGAGTCTTGTAGCTATTCTGAATGCTGTCAAACTCTTTTCTGTGTGCAGTCCTTTCCTTCTGCTTTTCCTTGTACTCTCTAAACTTAGCTCTCTCTGCCTGGATGCCTTCATCCCTTGCCTTTCTGACACGAAGCATAGCCTCTGCATGTCTCTGCTTCATGGCCTTGGTCTTCGCATCATATCTTTGCTTATATGTGTCAGCAAGAGAACGAACCTCATCCCCATTGACCATAATCTCATAGAGATCATCTGCTATATCGAAGGCAAGCTCTGCTGCAGCCTCGGATGAATAAGCCTCTTTGTATGGCTGAACCGAATCAAGCACATGCTCAATCTGCAGGAGCTGGTCCGGAACAGACATAGTTTCTTCTTCGTTGAACCACTCAGGGAACTTCTCTTCAAGCTCCTGATATATCTGGTCAACATTGGTCTTGCCCTTAACCAGTTTCAGTCTACCAAAAATATTCTTGCGGAATGCATCATAGTCCACATCAGACCAATACTCTTCTCCAAGAGATATCCTCGTTCTTCTCAGATAATCTTTCAGCTCTTTGTACTGGTCGAAAGAATCATCGATGTAGAACTCCACATTGTCTATCATCCTCTGCGCTGAGTGATAAAGAAGCTCAGATGCTACTTCCGGTCTGTCCTGCTTCAGCAGCTGATATGCTGTTCGGATGTCAAACAGAGTCTTGTTGACAAGCTCTCTCTTGTACTGACTGTCTGTATCTGAATTCTGCATCACTCCCATAATGAGATTTCTTACGTCCGTCTTTACGGATTTAACATTCAGCACTTCTCCATCAGTAGTCCATCTGTCATTCCACTTCGCATTGATGTTGTTGAAGTAGTCATTCTTGGACTGAGCCATCCTTACCCTGTCTTCCTCAAGCACATAGTCTGAATAAGGAACAGAGTCATCTGCCTTGAGTCCGGCATAGAATTCAGCGATTCTATCCTCGTTGAATCTCTTAATAGGCCTATTCTCTGCAGCCTCATCTGTCAGATCCGCAAGCCTCTGCTCATAATACTCAAGAGCTTCAAAGGAATTATCTATTGCATCATCATATGCTATCTTGCTCTTGGCTTCATCCTCATCCACAATGCTGTACCTGATTTCAGGATTTTCTGAAGGATTCAGATTATCTACTCCTCTCATCTGGCTTGAATCAAATGTTACATATATTGTGCTTGTTGGCTGTTCGCCTTCTGCAAATACACCGCTGTCTCTGATGTTTCTGAAAATGATTCCATCGTAGCCTCTGCTTTCCCCTATTCTTGCGAATATATTTGTGTTAGGTGCATTCCATATTGTTGACTCTTCAAAGGTGTCTCCTATATTCACAGTTTCGCCCTGAGCGTTCACAGCCTCGCTGAAAGGCAAGTCATAATAGAACGCACCATTGCAGTCAAGAATTAAAGGATTTGTAATGTTTAGGTAGTCTTCATATTCCAAGATCGTTTCACCTTTTGCTGAATCAACATATGACTGTGCAACCTCTTTTCTATCAGAATAGAACCACATACGCTTGTCATATAGCTCCGTTCCCGGTATCCGTGTCCTTCTATAGCACCTTACAAGTCTACCCTGCTCATCCCTTGCCATGCTGTTTCTGAAGTAAGATACTTGCCCATTTGACAAATCTCTGCCTTCAGCATCAGTTATTGAATACCTTGTGTCCTTGCTAAGCGTAGGATTGAGATTATCAGTCCTCTTAATCTGCTCAGGATAGAATGCAGCTGTTTCAACATCGGTGATAATGCCATCATAATCTGTACCATTGACTTTGTTGAAAACTTTTACAGCTTCTGCAAAGTCTCCTACAGCACTGAGATTAAGATCTCTGAGCATGACAAAATCTGTGCCGCCCCATACTGAGTCCGTCACACTATCAACTGTTGCATCTGCTCCATAGTTCTCAATGCCATAGTCTTCATTATCAGCAAGATATGCAACAAACTTTCTAAGCTGGTCCTTCGTGATATCGTGTGTATCACCCATCAGCGGATGCTCAAGGTTAAGATAATATCTGCCAACATTACCATACTGTCCTGCATGTGCATCACTATCACTGAAGTAGAATGCTCTTCCAAGAGTACCTGGTCTTGCCTTTGAAGGATCAAACTCTGTGAAGTCTGCGTCCGTACCATGCAGCATAACCTTAAGCTGTCCTTCCGCATTTCTGTTCTTAGAACGCTCAAAGAAAGTCTCCTGCCCCTGAGAAAGTTCTGTGCCTTCAGAGTCAAGCGAATACCTAATATCCGGATTCTGCATATCAAAACGCTTCGATAATGGAATCACATTGCCGTTATCATCGTAAGTTACAGGGTCTGCGGACTTGACTTCATTAGGATTGAACACAATGAAGACATCTCCACTGACTTCATTTATGCCATAATTTTTTCCTCCATTATCACGGATTCCTTTAAAGATAACTCCATCGTATCCCTTGGCCTTTGCATACTGCGCATAATTCCTTGTTCGTGTAGCACTAAACTGATGCCCAAAGAAATCCCACATATCCTGCTGTAGCTCTATTGGCACTCTAATGCTGTTCCAGTTATCGTTCTCTTTGTTGTCTATCACCAGCGGATTGCTAAAAGTAGTATACAGGTCGTAGATGCCGCTACCTGTAAACTGTTCTGCCATTCTTTTTGCGGTTTCCGGAGATATAACTTCGTAAGAATAGCCATTAAGCTGTGACTCTATGAACAAGCCTTCCGGATGCCAATCTTCAGTCAACTTCTCACGCAATCTTAAGTGTTTTTCAAGCTCAAGAGGATCTGTAATCATGTTTATAGCATCATAATATCTCTGGTAATCCTCTGAATGCTTTCCTGCATACTCAGGAGATGAGAACCAAAGATTGGTGATTAGAAGAGGATCATCATTCTTTGCTTGCTCACGCATTGTTTCAAAGCGTTCTATATCCTCTTTGGACATGATATCCGAATGATTATTTAACAATTCATTCATCTCCTCGATGAATACGGACAACTCATTCTTTGTATCTTGAACAAACTGATCTATAGCTTCAGAATCATAGAACTTATATTCAGACTCGGAATAGTCCTTGTTCGGATCGTACTTGTTAAGAGCCTCTGCAATCTCTTCATATGTATCAAGCTTAACATCTGACTTCTCGGATATAGAACGCTGATTATCTGCTCCTGAATATGTAGTAGCCATCTTCTTATCGCTCGTTAAGAAGATGGATATCCCATCATCCATTTTACTCAAATCGAATTCAGTAAAACCAAAGGCGTTAGTTCCGTGGAATAGATGTACAATATTACCGTTCTCTGTATATCCACCTGATTCCTTCGCAAGCTCATCCACCATGCGCTGTGCAGTCTCCATGTCTCCGGACTCTACAGCTTTCATGTAGTCTGCATCTTGCTGTTCGGAGATTGAGAACCTCTCTCCAGTATTTGTTTCATCATAGGCTTTCTCATAAAGCTCATAGTATGGCTGGAAATCTCTTTCGACTGTAACTACCTCATAATCCCTTGGAACAAAGCCATTCTCGATTCTATCATTCTTTTTGTCGAGATAATTTTTCGGCACAAGAAGAACAACATCTCCTTCTCTTGCACCATATCTACCTTCTGTGTAGTTAGGCCTTTCAGGATCTACAAAGTCATTTATGCCGGCAGGAACAACATTAGACAGAGCTGTTGTACTAACAAAGCCATTGGTCTTAATGTCATTTATCTGCTCTTCGATATTATCTTGTCCCCTAAGATTAAGCTTGTGAGCCGAATAATAACTATTGAATTGTTTGTGTGTAAGCTTTTCACCACGCTCATATTTTGCCGCTGCGGAATTGCTTTTCTTTGTAGGCTCGGATTCTGAAAGAGAGAAGCTCTCACCAAGATTCACTTGGTACTTAGCATTGTTACTCTGCTCCATGTTGACTCCAAGATTTAGAAGCTCTTCTCTAACACTCGGAGTGACAACATTGTAAGGAATAGCAACATCCGTATCCGCTACCATGTCTCTTATGTTTTCAGCCACTTCTGAATCAGGCACTACTCTTGTAGGCTTAAAATGGTTCGTAAGATAAACTGTCCTTGTTCCGGTCAGTCTGCCCTGAACTACACCAGCCTTCCAATCGACCACTCCTGGCGCATCCTTTGCTCTTATAATTCTTCCATCATCAAGTTCAGTTTCAACAGGAACACCATTTGTTAATTCGCTTTCAGGAACAACTCCTTCAACAACCACCATGTTTGGTCTCTGATAAGCAGATGCAAACTGGTCATTGAGCATTGTATCCGATGAATGTATATATGGATTGTATGCAGCAGGGACAGTTTTGCCATTGTCCTTGCGGAGCATATACTGTCCTTTAGCATTAAACATCTTGGAGTCTGTTGTCGCATCGGATTCTACCCATTGTCCAATTTCGATTCCTTGCTGTAATCCCCAATTGCCTTCCTCATCTCTTACTTGTGTTGACATAGGAGGATACAGCTTCCCATCGATTTGAACCATCGCTCTGTAAGATGTTCTATGCTCATCTGCTTCAAGCTGCTTAATGAGATTCTTGTCCTCAACAATAGAGAATCTTTCGTTAGCCTCATAGTCTGCAAGTGAAAGATCACTGTTCACCTCATCCTGCCAATCATTGATGGCCTGGTTTGCTTGGATATCTCTTGCCACACGAAAAGCATTCATCCATAGCTTGTATGTTTGGTCATATGAGTCAATCTCATCGAACAGGAATTGTCTGTCATTCTCATCAGTAATATTGCCGGATGCAAGAATGCTTCTCAGTTTATTCAGAATGTCCTTAATAGCATTAATGATTGACTGTGCAAGTGTAGGTTCCTCGCTTGTCACATCGTTAATGAAGGCTTCATCCTGCCAAAATTCATGTGCATTGTCAGCAATGATTTCTTCTAAGGCCTGTTCTGGTGTGAGGTCTTGCTTGGCTTGTTCTTTGTATTTCTTCTGAATGTTTTTGATTGCAGTTTCAAACTTATCTGCATCAGCCTTGTATGCCTTGTCCATTACAAACCTGGACAGCTTCAGATATTCATCAGGAGCATATGCAGCCAAATGGTGTGTTACCTCATGTGCAAGTACAAACTGAAGCATCTCTCCCATCGATTTCTCCGCATTCAGAGTAATTGTCCTTGTCGAAGAATCGTAAGATCCGTTTGCGTTCTTGTTTGCCATATTGTCTGACATGACTATGTTCACACCAAGTGTTGTAGCCATGTTAGTAAGTGTAGAAAGCTCTGTATTGCCAAGCATCCTTCCTGAATTATTAGTAAAATTGCCTGGAACATACATGGTCTCGGAATCCGCAAGGCTCTGCTTATTGCTCACTTGCTTTCCGTAATACTGTGTCTCCGCAATGGTCTTTGTTCTCTTGGCCATGTCATAGACATATCTCATGCTCTCATCCATCGTTGCCCCTGGAAAAGCATTCTTAAAGTCTTTTCTCACATCTTCCCAAGAGTCATTGGTGAGCCTTGCATGGTCATATACCCTTCTCGCTACGGAGCCGGCAAGCATAAAGTCTCCTCTGTTTCTCGGATCTACGGACTCAAGGACTCGCTGTATGCCAACACCGCCCATTCCATCCATATCGGATGTAAGGCTCTCTGCTGCTCTGCCTCTCTCTACATTGTTCCAGTTTTCCTGCTCTATCCTTGCGGATGCCATGTAATTATCAGCAGCGTTAGAGAACAGAGCCTTCTGCATCTTGATGTTAGACTCTGCGACTTTGATGTTGCCCCTTTTATCCTTTACTGTGTACTGGTCAAGGTTAATTCCTGTCTCTCTTTCAAACACAGCTCTTGCTTCAGGATTCTCAACATTCAGCTCGTTCATCTGCTCTGCCGATATTGTTCCGGTCTCATAGGCTGCGACAACATCTGCAATTGCATAGGCATCTACATCACTCATTTTAATGCCCATGTTGTCAATGTTGTCTACTACCCTATCGGATATCTCTTCAAACCTCGCATCTGTAGCAGGAGACAAATTATATTCAGAATCAACAATAGGAACAAAGAGTTTCTCATCCTTCATCCTATTCTGAACAAGGTTATCCCTTGTTATCTCTCTGTCCTGAGCCTTGAGTGCGGTTTCGTTAGACCACTCCATAATCTGGCTTACTTGTGTGCCTGTTATATCCTTGCCATTATCAATATCATCTATAATAGCTTTGGCTCTATCGCTCTTATCAGCATCAAGGTTTTCTACTACTTTTGCAAGTCTTTTAACACCTTCAATTCCATAGTTCGCTTTGTACTCATTTCCTGCAGCTGAAGAAGAAATCGCACCTGCAAAGCCTTCTGCACCCACACTCAATATCATTTCTCCTGCCACTTCAAGAGCATCCTTAAGAGTCCATTTTTCTCTTAAATCATTTTCGCCTCCGGCAAGAATGTTTGTGATCTCGGAAAGCTTTGCTTCGGCTGTATCGCTGTCTCCGATTATGTCAGCATTAAAATAGTCTCTTGCAAGCTCTGCAATCTTTGATGCTTCCTTATCTGTAGCACCGGATTCCTTATAGATCTCTTTTGCTCGCTCAAGAAATGCATCAGAATTAATGTCAGCTGATGTTGCTTGCATTTCTTTGAGATCCATTGCTTGCTTCTGATACTCTCTTCTTACGCTTTCTTCTTGAAGAGATTGAAGCCTATTACCTGTAAGCATATTGGAGACTCTTGCCTGTACCGGATTTGCTATCCATTCTTCTGCAGTTTCCTCTGCAATTCCAAGTCCGAGTCTTCCTGCCGCAGTCTTGCCTATGTTCCCAAACAGTTTGCCTACTGTTTTGTCAAGAATGCCTCTTGTTCCTTCAGGCATATACTTCTTGCTTAAACCAATACCACCAAACATCAGCTCAGATAAAACCTCAATACCTGAAGATGCATATGCATTGGCCACAGATCTTCTGTCTATCCTCTTGAACTCTTCATCAAGTTCTTCCTGTGTGAATTGCCCGGATTCCGCAAGCCGCTTCTTGAGTCTCTCATTCTTCTCTTGCCCAGCGTTCCTTTCATCTTCAAGGACTCTTGCACCCATGCTTGCAAGGGAGTATGGTCCAAGCAGAGTTGTGTCTACCACCCTTTGCCCTGTAAAAGAAGCTGCACCTACCGCCATCTTTCTAAGCGGAATCGGCCCCTTGTCTTTGGCTCCCTCCTTCTCTTTGAGTTCTTCAACCTTCTGTTGCTCAAGTAAAGTTTTCGCTCTGATACCTTTTAGCTTTAGCTCTTTTCTGTCCTGTGCTTTTTTCCTTGCTTCTTTTTCTACTTGGTCAAGATTGCTCTCTCCTCTAAGAGCAGCTAAGGCTTTGTCACGCTGTGTGTCATATTCATCCTGAATCGATGCTCTTGTTAATGCACCATAGAGTGAATGAACAGCACCCTTCGCACCATGAAATGCAGACAGTGCAGCAGATGTCGCAAGGTTATCTGTACCTTTCTCAACCTTGCCTGTGTGCCTCTGCTGTGCCTCTTGTGCTTTCTTAGTAAACCATGCTTGCTGCTCTTCTTTGGAAGTGTTCTTTACTCCTTCCCACTCTTTAGCATTCTGTGCTTTTACTTGCTCATTTGTCTGCCTTCTTGCAGACATCATTTCCTTGGCCGTATTGAATCTCTGCTTCTGCTCATTTCTCGATCTTTCAGCCTGAGTCTGCTTCAGATTATTGTTAGCAGCTGCGTTCTGCCTTCTCATTTCAGCGGATGTAGCAGGAGTATTCCTCTGCCTATATGCAGCTGTTGGTGTTGTGCCTCTTCTTGTAGCACCATAAGACTTTTGGTTAATCCTATCCCTGGATGAACCGGACGAGTATTGGTCACTGCGATGCCTTGCAGAGCTTGCATTGTTCCCACCTACCCTTGTGGTGCGTGTTGGTGTGTACGAAGATTGAGATGAAGTGTTTGTGCTTGCTGTTTGGCTTCTGCCTCTCTCCTGCGCTGCTTGAATGTTCTTTGAAACAGAAGACTGGGACTTGGTATTTGTCCCAGCCTTCTGCTCTTTCTTATATGCTGCGCTTCCCTTCTGCTGTCTCCCCATAGCAAGAGGAGATGTGTCCTGCACTTTCTTTTTCTTTGCCATATTGTCCTCCCTACTGCATTAACCTAATGGCCGCTGCCTATTGTAGTTATCTTCCACCATTACCAAGTTTCTTTTTCTTACCTTGGTTCTTATTAAGTTGGTTCTTGTAGTATTCAGTCATGCTCTTGCCTTTCAACTGAGCTGCCTGAATGTTTACATCATCTTTTGGTGCGTATGTTTTAGTAGCGGTTACTCCACCACCGGAGCCACCATATCCACCACCACCACCTCCGGAGGATCTGCGGCCTCTGCCGCCTCCTCCACCTCCTCCGGAGCTACCTTTTTTTGAGGCATTATATTGTTCAACATCCATATTCCAATTTTGCGCCCACTGATAATCACTCATAAGATCTCTGTACTTGTTGTATTCGTTGGTCCATGACCACTGGCTGTCTCCAACAGTATCTCTATATGCCTGATAGTCCTGGCTGTACTTCCACTGATTGTCTGAAGTTCTGTCTCTCCACTTCTGATATTCATTCGACCAGGTCCACTGTCTATCCTGCTCTGTGTCTCTGAACCTTCCGTATGCAGATTCATCCGCATCTCTTAAAGCTGACAGCGTGTTTGTTGCCCTGTTGTATGCGGCATTCTCAAAATCAGGAATCAAGGATGCAAGCTCCTGATTGTACTGATTTCTTGCTTGCTGTGCTGCAGAAACTGCATAGCTCGTTCCATAGCCACCATTAAGAGCAGCTGCATCTGCCAAGCTGTTCTTGGCTGCTATGTTCCCTCGCTGGTTATACACTTTGGCCATTGCCTGATACGATGCATCTTTCATCGGATCGTATGACCAATTCGTTACTGTATCCAGCGCTCCTGCTATTCTGTCTGCATACTCAGATGTATATGTGCCTGGTGCATATGCAGCCGGAGCAGCTATATCTTTATAGGCATTAGGCTTTGCCACATTGTTTTGCCACGCTGCCGGTGCGTTTGGCTTTTTAGCCGAAACCTTCTTTATGGTAGTGGAAGATTTCTTTGTGGTCTTCTTCTTTGTGGTCTTCTTCGCCATCTCGGGTCTCTCCTTTCGCAGTCTTCTTCCCTATAAATGTATAGAAAAGCACTAAAGGATTTCTCCCCCCACATTAGAAAAGACAGGGATTAACCCTGCCTTCTCCATTGGTATGGTATGAACAGATAGGTTGTCTTACATCCTCTCCATAAGCTTACGGATTTCGGTCTTCGTATGCTCATCTGTAGCCATGCTCATCAGCTCACGAAGTTCATTCTTGATGTCCTCTGATGCCCTGGAATATCGGCCCATAGAATCTCTCTTGGCATATCTTCCTCTGCCTCTTGCGTGAGACATCCCACCATCTCTGTATGAGCCATCAGGCCTTACATAAGACATGTTTGAATCATTTGCGTAGGATCTATCGGAATAATAGCTATCGCCATCATAACCATAATAGGCATTGCTGTATTCCTCTTCCTCACAACATTCAATTACCTTTCCAACATTCTTAGCTGCATGAGCAAGCTTATCAATCACATCAAGAGAGCCAGATGACATCTCTTTGCTCCCATATTCTCCAAGCTCTTTAATCAGCTTTTCCTTAAGTTCGTATAGTTTATGCATATCTGCCCCTCCTTCCTATGCGATTCTTGTTACTGTAAGATTTGCGTTCTGAACATTGATTGCCGGAGCCGGTGTGGTCCCCGGTGTTGCAGATTCAGATGTATTCTCTACGGACACATTGAAGCAGCATCCTCTTGGCACTGTGATGATTGCTGTTGATGTTACATTGTTGTACTCATCTACAGCAGCCGGAGTCACTATTGCCCTGGATGTCAGAATAGGTTCACCATCTATAGCTAATGCTACAGAGATAGGTCCTACGGTACCGCCTTCAGGCACAGCAATGTTTCCGTTGAATGTCACCTGATATCTTGCAAAACAAGCGCAAGCATTCTTTACGATGCCACGAAGAGTTAAAATACCACTTTCCGGTCTGTGGTATACATAACCATTTGGACAGCCTATGGATGTCCTAAGAAGCACTGGCTGATTAGGATTCACAAGCTGAATGTCGTTGTTAAGAAACTCTGCCATAGTGTCACCTCCTTAGAAGCTACCGCATCCACATCCGCATCCTGTGTTCGGAGTGCAGCAATTAGGATTCTGCACTACATATGCAGGAACCGGAACAGGATTCAGATATTGCTCAAGAGCAACAGTCTGCGCTGCATTGTCTGCAAGGATTCTGCTTGTCTGTGCTGTCTGTGATGCAGCGAGATTAGCCATGTTAAGCTGTGTGCGCAGATTTGCGTTATCCTGCTTGACTGAGTCTAACTCCAGAGCGCACAGCTTATCGAGGATAGCCTGTGTTCCTCTCGTCTGCGAATCGATGATATCCCTTGTGTTCATTGCATCAGCGGATCTTGTTGCACATTCCTCTGTAGCAATTGTGTACTTCAGGTCAGCTGTGGCAAGTCTGTTCTCACAGCAACAATCAGCAAACTGAGACTGAAGAGCAAAGCTTCTGTTCATGTCTGCCATCTGTGCGCTGTTGATTGAACCATTGATATCTCCAAGAGCGCTCATTATTGCATTCTGGTCAAAGCCTCTCTGAACAGAGCTGTCTACATAGGTAGCTCCACCATTGCCATATCCTCCCCATCCATTGTTTCCAAGCAGGATGAAGAGAAGAATGATCCACCATCCATCATTTCCAAATCCGAATCCATTAGATCCGTATCCACCCATTGGTGATACAGGCATTACCATGCCGCCACCATTTTCTTCTCCAATAGCCATAACTATTTCTCCTTTCTCTGTAATTATTTTGTTTATATGTTTCTACCTGTGGCCACCTGGCATTAACATCTGCTGTAATTGCTGTGCCATCTGCACAGCCTGGTTATATTGTTCCTGAGATATCTGCCCACTGTTCATCATCTGCTGAATCTGTGAACGAGCATCGCCCCTATAGTTCTGTCTGAATTGCAGGAATCTCTGTACCATGTTCTGATTCATCATTTTTTCTTACCTTCCTTTTCCTCGATATTTGCCCTGAGAGAAGCGATTTCTCCCTTTAGGTAATCCACATCCTCTTTGGTAGCAAATGCTCCCATATCCAAAGTTTCCTTGGATTTCGGCACACTGTCTCGGTATGTGTAATCAAGTATTCTGATTGAAGGCATACCGGATGCATCTGCACTCTTCAGATATATGGTCTGCGACTCTGTATCCCACAGATCTACTGTCTGATTTGGTGCTACAAGATAGCTCTTTGCACTCTCTTCACCCTGGACATATATGCGCCCATTTGTCTGCTGAGGTTGTTGTGCTTGCGGATAAACGATTTGTGCTGGCTGATATCCAGCCGGAAAGTAGTTGTTGTAAGCCATTATTCCTGCTCCTTTCTGTACCAAACAAACTGCACTACTTCTTTTCCTGAATCCCAGGAATCGTAGTAATCACCATCGACTACTGTAACAACATGACCGCCTGTTCCTATTACAAATGTTCCCTTTGGATTGTCTTCACAAAACTCTTCCACTGTGTAGCAATCAGGGCAGGAATCAGGAATGTTTTTACGCTTGAACCCATGTTGGCGCAAAGCTGATCCCCAAACCGAATCCGAACTTGGCATATCCCCCATTTGCAAACCATTGATGACTAAAGCTATATATGCAGCTTCCCATCCAATATCCAAAGCTTTTGAGATTGCACGTACACTACAGTCTCCAACTCTGCGCCCAACAGGATTATTTGAATACTCTTTCCACATTACAATCACCTATCTTTCTTCCTGTATTTGTGGTATTATTATTACGTGAAATAGCTGAAATGAAAGGAGTCTGAGATGAAGGAAATTTGGAAAGACATACCTAATTACGAAGGTTTGTATCAGGTAAGCAATTTTGGAAGGGTAAAGAGCTTTAGAAAATCTACAAAGCATTATTGGCAAGATGAGTACATTCTGAATCCAACTACAAGAGACAATGGCTACTGCAATGTCACTCTTTACAAAAACACTGTCCGTCAGAAGTTCTTGGTTCATCGCCTCGTCGCTGAAGCGTTTATCCCTAATCCGGATAACCTGCCTCAGGTCAATCACAAGGACGAGAATCCTTTGAACAATGCTGTAGATAATCTTGAGTGGTGTACTGCTGAATACAACAATGCCTATGGCACAGCCAAGATCAGAGCTATTGATACTAAAAGCAATCCTATAGAGCAGCTCACATTAGACGGAAAGCGTATCGCTATATATAGATCCACACGCATTGCTGCTGAACTTTTAGGAATCAATAGAGGAACCTTGAAAGATGCCGTTATCAAGAATCGCCCATGCAAAGGCTATTACTGGAAGTATTCCGACATCACCTTTTAACCGCCTTTCTGCATAAATTTTCGCAATAAAAAAGCACTTAGACGAGAACGCCTAAGTACCTCTTTCGTAACATTTTCGTAACTATTTCAGATGTCTAAATACCTTTTCCTGCCCTTTATATATGATCCGTTTTATCTGCATGACAGATAGGCCAAATTCTTCGGCTAAAGGCTCATAACATATGCCATCAATCAGCCGTCTGGAAAGCACCTTGCGGTCACGCTCGTTCAGAATAAACTCATTGATTGCCCACTCTATTTCAGTCCTGGAATAATCTCTCATTTCTTTCTCTTGACCATAGCAACTTTCACGTTGCCACCCTTGTTGCGGATGGTAGTTTTTCTTCTGCTTGCGGTCCCTTTGACTGTGGATCTATTGCGCTTCCTCATTGTCTTTGTCTTTTTCGTTATCCGAGTTGACATTGTTTATCTCTCCGTTCATCCCTGCTTCAAGCATGTTGGTATTGCCTTCATCAGTAGTAATCTCTGTTACTTCTGAAGTGAAATCATACTGATTAAAAACGTACAGCCAGGCAAGGTTTGTGCCTACCAATAAGCAGATTGTGACAAGTATTGCAGCTATGAGTCTTTTGATTGTTCTTTCGTGCCTGGCTGCTTCGCTTTCGTATACGATGTATGGTACGCTTGTATTCTTGTCTTCCATCTCAAACTCCTTTATTTTCAATGGTTTCGTTTGAGTAATTATAACACATACACTTTACTTTAGCCTCACAATGGCCAAAATCTTTCTTGACGTGCCATAGGCTCGCCTCTTACCTGTCTTGGCACAAGTGTTATCCCATACAAGCGGCTTGCCATCCTTGTTCCATGCACTGAATATCATGATGTGTCCACCGCTTCCTGATTCGCCGCTCTTGTTATCATCCACAAGGACAATATCTCCTTTTTTAAGCTTTGACTTACATGCAGTATATGTCTTGTTCTTCATGTAGGTAGTAGTCATTTTGGAATTGGTTCCGTATACTTTGCCGGTTCCGTACCCTTTGCCATTGTGCCAGATGTACTGACCACTTTTGAGTATGCCTATTCTCTGAAGCACACAAGCCACATATGTCACACAAGTGCCTTTCTTTTTGGACTTCGGTACAGTCGGTTTGCTCTCCCACTTGTAAATGGCGTTCTTCATCCAAGCTGCCTGAACCTTACAGGCGTCCATTTCCTTGTCAATGAGTGTTGGTTCGGGCGTCGGTGTCGGGTCAGGTGTGGGAGTCGGTGTCGGTGTAGGCTTTGGTGGGTTATCAGGCCTATCGTGTGCATTCAGATACTTCTGAAGCGCCTTCATACTTTTAGTACCAAAGTAGCCGTCTACCTCAACACCAAGTTTCTTTTGGAGAGCCTTTGATGTAGACTTGCCCCAATAACCGTCTGCTTTAATTCCACCCCAAGTCTGCATCTTCTTGACGCAGTTACTACCGCCCTTACCATACTTGTACGCATAGAGTGATTTGCGATAGGGGTTATCCGCCTTTGCCTGTCCACTTATAATACCATCTTGCGTAGTGCCGAAGAACTCCTGCATACGCATTACTGTAGCAGTACCACCCTTGCCATCAACAACAAGCTTTGGAGCAGGTAAAGGCTGTCCGCCACTTACTGACGGGTTAATAATACAGCCTCTGAACTTATAAGCAGAATTCTGACCCCATCTGCCATTGCTGTTGTTTCTGCGCATTGTTCTGAATGCCCAGCCAGCATATCCGCTTGAAGAGCATAGGATAGATCCGTCTGTATAGATTTCTTCTACTACCTCTACATGACCAGCTCCATCGCCTCCGCTAAGAGTCTTTCCTTTCTGCCATACCATGATGCCCCCTACTGTCGGCACGCTTGATATCTTCAGGCCTTGCCTCTTAGCAGACTCTATGAAGTTCTCTGCATTGCACACAAGCTGATATCTAAAAGCTTTTACAATGCCTTTTAGATCTGGGTCATTGATAATCTCGTTGAATCTTCCGTTTGCATACCCGACACAATTACAAAGAACGTTTGCTCCCTTGATGGTCGGATTGCCTGCCACAGCTCCGTTTAAACCTCCTGTGCATTGACGAATATAATATTTATTATTCTTCGGTTGGTTCTTCCGTATCTCCATAATCGCCCTCCAACATTTCTATTCCATCTTCATTGTAGGTGTCTTGAAGCGGTGGTAATTTAAGGTGCTGTTTGAATGCCTGATGTAGTCCTACCGCAGCCAGACCGCTTACCATGCCCTTCACAATGCCTTCATAATCAAGACCGAAAAGAACGATTCCACTTATAGCACCGAGTATTAACAGCACTGTCGGAATCCACTTATCGTCTGCGGGCAACCACTTCTTCATGACATATCCGATGCACAGACAAGCTGCTGTGATAACCGGCATAATAAGTTCATCTATGTATTCCATATTCATTACTTACCTCCTTGGACATTTAGCTGCGCCTCTACTTTGTATAATCTTTCAACAACATTGTTATGTTTGTCGACCTTTTCTTCCAATTGACCAAGCCGGTACTCTATAAGAGCTATTGATTTGTTGTGCTGCCACGATGCGACAGCAAGCGAAACCGCCCCACTTATTAAGGCTCCTATGACTGTTCCTAATGTTGTTAGTATTGCTGGTGTAATCATTAGTTCTTCCTCCGTCTACATTTTAAGCATAATAAAAGAGGGAGAATATCTCTCCCCCCACTTTACTTTTTTATTTGGTCTCCCTTGATAATCGGCATAATTAAACCGTCAATATAATCCATGTTCATTTCTTCCTCCTTTTTAATTGTCCTTCATTGGAAAATAATCAAATTCGAATATTGCGTATTGATTATTGCTGTTTATAGCGTCTATAAATTTAATAGAAATGTCATTGTTGTTAGGACCTTTCTGTCCCAACTCAAACGCAACTCTTGCTAAGAGAGAGTGTGTATAAAACACTGGAGACGTTCGGAATATTCCAAACCCACCTGCAAAATCTCCTTTTGGCTTTATTTCATCTGGTAGTTGTGCAAAGTAACTCACTGTACCTGCGGAAACAGCTTTGAAGTCTAAATTTCCAATTATTCTTACTTCTCCTGATGTTCCCCGACTGTAGTATAATTTCGAACCAGATTTAACGTACTCAGTATTATTTATTTGGATAGGAATCCAGTTTCTATCTGAAATATTTACTTTACTCTTGTCCTCATTAAATCCGTATGCCATAATTTTCTCCTTTCTCCATGTTACGCTGTTCTATGCCAAATATAAACCGCTGTCGATTTCTGCATTATATTGTGAGCCTTTCCACCGCCTGCCGATGTTGTAGTTTCTTGCTGGAAAGCGAACCCCAATGTGTTACCGCCTTGTGCTTTGGCTGAACTTCCCGCTCCGTTTGCATTAACCAGAAAGTTGGTTATAGAATGATTGTGACTTGGTATTTCGTCAACCGTCAACGTGTGTGTGTTGCTACCATACTGGCGTCCAACTCTGTATGTTCCATACTTCGAGCCAGCGAGCAGAACTTGACCTTCGCTAACGAGAGACCAGGTGCCACCCCATGCCGTATTCGGATTGAAATTCCCGTCGGAAGTATGGTAGTAAGAGCCGACAGGATAAAAAAAGTCTACGAGTCCTAAATCGTCGAATGTCTTATTCCCTGTTAGTAGCACCGAATTAATCCGTGGCCTGTTGGATAGAGCGTTGTAATCACCAGCATCACCAGCATCGCCCTTTGGGCCTTTGAGATTATGAAACTCAAAGGCAAAATTCTTGGCTGTATCCGTACCGCTTGTGGTTACTGTTACACTTGGAGTCCCTGTGTTTGCATCTACTGTAGCTGTCACATTTCCGAATCCGGCGGCAGCTCCTGTATCACCTTTGACACCTTGTATCCCCTGCTCTCCTGGATCTCCTTTAAGTGCAGAATAGTCCTGCGAAGTTATCTCGACAGCTCGGAGTGCGACAAAATGAACTACTGTTCCTACACCTGTGATTGGTGTGTTAAGAACGATGTTTGCACCACTGATGGTATAGTCCTCGGTCTCTATCAAATCGAGTCCGTTTATATCGACAAAGAGGATGTCTGTTGTCCTGAACCCAGTAATGCCAATTGGAATTATGGTTTCGCTTGCAAGTGTTGTTGTGTAATGGGATTCAGACTTCTTGTAGAATGAGCGAAGATCAGCTTTGATTTCAGCCTTCTGCGTAGGAGTAAGGTCATCATATGTGAATGTATCACCTTTAACACCTTGAGGCCCTTGAGGTCCTGCTGGTCCTGTCTCACCTTGAATTCCTTGAGGCCCTCGCTCTCCTGTATCCCCTTTTTCGCCCTGTATTCCTTGGATTCCTTGAATTCCTTGTTCTCCTTGAATACCTTGCATCCCCTGCTCTCCAGTATCACCTTTGTCACCTTTATCTCCCTTATCTCCTTTAACACCAGTAGCACCCGACATATCGACTACAAATTCATAAGCCGAAGAACCTTTTATATAGACCTTTGCGTTGTCTGGGTCTTCTACTCCCGATACAATCATTACAAACTCGCCTATTTCTACATCGGTTCCTGTATAATCGGAGTTCATAGCCGAAATGGATGGGTAAGTTTTCTTAATACTGAAAGCATCGCCAGTATCTCCCTTATCTCCTTTTTCTCCTTGAAGCCCACGTTCGCCTTGAACTCCTTGAATCCCCTGCTCTCCTTGCACTCCTTGCT